GACAACCAGTTCGAGCAGGTTGTCTCCATGCGCAAGGACTTGGGCATCGCCATCACCGACAAGACCGTCATCGACGCATCCCGCCTGCGCAACAAGAAGCAGATTCTCAAGGATATGGACGATCAGGCGAACTCCGCAGAGGCGCAAGCAGCCAAGCAGTTGGCACAGCGCGGCCAAGAGGCTGAGATTACCAAGACCGAGGCAGAAGCGCAGAACAAGACGGCGGACACCGGTCTTCGCAGCGCCAAGACACAGCACGAAGCGATCAAGGCGCAGAAAGAAGCGCAGGCGGGTGATCCAGCGGTTGTTGCGCAGGCCAAGGCGCAGGAAGATATGCAGTTGGCCCGTGCGAAGCATGAGTTCGACATGCAGGCGTCCCAGCAGAAGATGCAGCAGGACGCCGTCGCCGCTACGCAGGCTGCGAAGATAAAGCAGGACGAGGCTGACCAGAAGATGCGGCTGGCTGAACAAGCCGCTACACTGAAAGCCACGGAAGCACGTGCGGCACGCATGACCCGCAAGACCCCACCCACTAACTAGGAGACACCATGAGTATTGGAATTGTGCGCGAGCGCTATACCACCATCGAAACGACGGACTTCCCGGGGCAGGGTAATGCCCACCACCGCTATGTGATTCAGACTCTCGCCGACCCATCAGACGTCGTCGGCTCGATTGTGTTCCAGAACGGCCCCATCAAGGAAGTGGGTGTCAACGGCCTGTTCCATGAAGACCTGATCGCCATCGTCATCCACCGTTTGAAAGCGTTTCAGACCAGCGCGTACGAGTGCCGGGAGAATGCGCTGGCTATTACGAAGCTGGAAGAAGCACTGCACTGGCTTGATCACCGCACTCGTGCCCGCGAAGACAAGGGCATCGAAGGCACCCACGCAATCTAACAGGAGACACCATGAGCACAGTAGCCGCCGTAGTAGCAGCAGAGCTTGACAGGGGCGATGTAATGCCCCCCACCGCCGCCAAACCTGACGCACTGCCGCCAGCCGACGACAAGGACTTGAAGGTCGTCGCGGAACTGGCCGCGAGCGAGGAAGAGGACAAGGAAGAGGACGAGGAAGAGGACGAGACGGGCAAGAAGAAATCCACGCCCCGCATTCCGCTCGCTCGTCACAAAGCCATGCTGGAAGCAGGACGGCTCGAACGTGACGTGCTCGAAGCGAAGCTTGCCCAGTACGAGCGCGGCAACGACTTCGCCGCGACGAACGACGCGCTGAACAAGGCCGAGGCCGACCTGATCGAGCTGGAAGGGCGCTACTCCACGGAGATCGTGGACGGCGTCACGGCAGATGCGAACAAGACGATGGGGGAGATACGCCGCTTGGAGAAAGCTATCTCCCAGCAACGCATCGCGCTTGCCGCCGACGCCGCTGAGTCTCGCGCCTACGAGCGTGCTCGCTACGACACCATCGTCGAGCGCATCGAGGCAGCATACCCGTCGATGAACCCAGACTTGCCGGATGTCTTCGACACGGTGCAGGTTGCCAAGGTGCAGCGCATGGCGAAGGCGTACCAGATGGATGGCATGACCCCGGGCAAGGCGCTTCAGGAAGCGGTCAAAGACATCCTCGGCGAGCCGGAAACTGCGAAGCAGGAAGTCGCGGTCACGGTGCAGCCCAAGGTGTCGGCAGCAGACGCCGCCGCCGCCCAGCGCAAGGAAGCGGCAGTCAAGAAAGCGCTGGATGCCGCAGGCAAGACGCCATCCAGCACGGGGAAAGCAGGCTTGAATAGCGACGCGCTGGGCGGCAGTCTTTCCAACGTGGACGTGATGAAGCTGGATCAGGACGCGTTCGCCAAGCTGGACGAAGGCACACTGGCGAAGCTTCGCGGCGACGAGTTGTAGCAGCGCACTGGGCGTGGTGAGTACTCCCACGCCCTTTTTACGCAGGGCTTGCGCACTGGATATTAACGTAGTAGAGTTCGCTGTAACTCGTTCTTCAGGCACGACAGCCTGATACCTCGCAGGTCGAAGCGACATTCGATACAGCATATCTTGCTCTATCATTTTTCTTTGGAGGTTCAAAATGTCATTCACCAATTTTGGCCTGCTCACCTCGGAACAGAAGACCGTATGGTCGATGGATCTGTGGAAGCAGGCTCGCAACATGTCCTTTGTCAACAAGTTCCTCGGCAAAGGCCCCAACTCGCTGGTGCAGCACATCACGGAACTGAAAAAGTCCGAAAAAGGTGCCCGCGCCGTTATCACCCTGCTTGCTGACCTGACCGGTGACGGTATCGCAGGCGACCGCACGCTGGAAGGCAACGAAGAAGCGATGCAGACCTTTGATCAGGTGATTCGCCTTGATCAGATTCGCCACGCCAATCGTCACGAAGGCAAGATGGCTGACCAAAAGTCGGTTGTCGAATTCCGTGGTAATTCCAAGGACGTTCTGGCCTACTGGCTGTCGGACCGCATCGACCAGATGGCGTTCCAGACGCTGGGCGGTGTTGCGTTCACCAAGAACCCAAGTGGTGCCACTCGCGTCGGTTCGGACTTGCCGTATCTGGAGTTCGCCGCTGACGTGACCGCCCCCACGACCAAGCGTACTTACCGCTGGGACGGCACCGCCAAGGCGCTTGTCGCCAACGCGGCAAGCTCCACAGTCGTCGCCGCTGACCAGCCGATGTGGGAGACTTTCATCGCCCTCAAGGCTGCTGCCAAGACCAAGTACATTCGCGGTCTCATGGACGGTGGTCAGGAAACCTACCACGCTTTCCTGACGCCGACTGCGATGGCCAAGCTGAAGGTCGACTCAACCTACCTGCTGAACGTGCGCCATGCCCAGCCTCGCGGCGACGGCAATTCGCTGTTCTCGGCAAGCTCGGTGAAGATCGACGACATCGTCCTGCACGAGTTCCGTCATGTGCCGAATACGTACGGTGCCGCGTCTGGCTCAAAGTACGGCGGTTCTGGCACCCTCGACGGTTCGCAAATCCTGTTCTGTGGTGCACAAGCGCTCGGTATGGCTGACATCGGTGCGCCGGAATGGAACGAGAAGGGCTTTGACTACGACAACTCGCAGGGTATCTCTGTCGGGAAAATCTTGGGCTTCTTGAAACCCCGCTTCGGCACCATCTACGAAGCGAACACAGTTGAAGACTTCGGTGTCCTCAACTGCTACATCCAAGCTTAAGGAGATAACTCATGGCTCTGCTCAAACCCACCCGTGGTGCGCAATATCCGTTGATCAAGGAATTTGTTTTCAACTTCAACGACACCATCGTTGACGTCAACGGTGTTACCAAAGACTTCGGCACGACCATCGCGTCTGCCCCAGTCGCAAAGATCATGACGCTGCCGGTTGGCGCTGTGGTCTGTGGCGGTGAACTGATTGTCGAAGTTGCTGGTGTCGGCCCAACCGCCTACACCGTCGCGCTCGGCACTTCGGCCAACGCCGCGTCGTTGCTTGCCGCTTCCAGCTTGCTGGCCGTAGCGGATACTCGCTACGCCATCCTGCTGACCAAGCAGTTGGATACGAACGCCGGTCTGGACGTTCAGCTGACGATGGTTGACTCCGTCGCCGCTGCTACCGCTGGTAAGTTCCGTGTACGCATCATGTACACGATTGACAACCGCGCCAACGAGATGTCCGCTACCTAGTAGTCCGCATTGAGGGGGCTTCGGCCCCCTCTCTGCTTCTTTCCACCCACCGGAGACACCCATGAAATTTGTCATGCACAAGGACAAAGTCGTATCGACGCGCCAAGGACTTTCGTATCAGTTCCTCAAAGGTGTGCCGACGCACGTCGCACCTGAATGCTTCGACGAGGTGATCGCCGCAGGCGGCATCCCCGAGTCAGAGATCGAGGAGGTGAAGCCGAAGAACGTGAACGAACCTTCCGATCCGGCTGACCGCAAGACGAAGATCATGCAGGCGTTTGTCGTGGTGAAGAAAGAAAATGCTCGCAATGCGTTCACCGCTATCGGCGTTCCCAAGCCGGAAACGATGTTCGAGAAGATCGGTTTCAAGGTTGAAGGGAAAGAACTCCACATGCTGTGGACCGAATTCCTGCAAGCCGACCCCAATGATCTTCCTGTGGTAGAAGAAGTCAAAAAAGGAAAGTAATATGGACGCCGCCGAAGTCGTTGACCAGTTCCGTTCGGACGTCAACGACGTCGCGGAACCAAAGCTGTGGCCTGACGAAGAAGTATTCAGGTATCTGGACGACGCCCAGAAGATGTTCTGCCGCTTGGGCGGTGGGCTTGGCGACGCCACCACCCCAGCGATCACCGCGCTGCCTGTTGATATAGGCAATGACACGCTGAAGCTCGACCCCCGCATCCTGAAGTTCCGCGATGCGTACACGGTGTCGGATGGTCAGCCGATCGAGATCATCAACTACAAGGACTTCCGTCGCCTCGGCCTTCGCTGGGATGGGAGCACCGGCCCTGTACGCTACGTCGTCATCGGGATGCAGCCGCACCACGCTCGCCTGTACCCCAACCCCACAGTCACAGACACCATTCAGACGATGGTTGACCGCCTGCCGCTGGAAAGCATCAGCGTGGATGACACCAGTGCGGAGCTGGAGATTGACGAGCAGCACCACCCACATCTGACACTGTGGATGCGCCACCGCGCTTACGCTAAGCAAGACAGCGAGACGTACGACAAACAGAAGTCAGCCGATTTTGAGGCGCAATTTCGCGCCTACTGTGCACTAGCGTTCGAGGAAAAGAACCGCGCCATGCATAAAACCCGCGTCGTTGAGTATGGAGGTTTGTGATGGGTGCATTCGATCTGGAGATTCTGCAGGGTAAGACGCTGATACGCACGTATCGCTGGGAGTCTCTGCCCATCGTGTACAAGCCAATTACCGCTGTTTCGCAGGCTGCGCCGGTGGTCATCACTTCCGTAGCGCACGGCATCCCTGATGGGTGGCGCGTGGGGGTGATCGGAGTAGGCGGCATGGTTGAGCTGAACGCAGCCAACTCCCCGCTGCGTGATTCCGACTATCGAAAAGCCCTTGTACCGACTGTGGACTCCGTCTCGTTCAACGAGGTTGTGTCCGCTGACTTTACCCCCTATACGAGCGGCGGCTACCTGCAGTACAACACACCCGTCGATCTGACAGCGTACTCCGCTCGCATGACAATCCGAGACCGCGTAGGCGGCACCTCATTAGCTGCATACTC